CTCCCCATGATCCAAGAGACCAACCAAAACCTTTTGCCTGTACAGCTGGACCCACAGGGTAGTAGTGTTGAACTCTAATACCACCAGATGTTGTTGCACCAGATCCTGCTTCGTTTGATGGCATCGTAATTGTAACAGTTGTACTTGATGGTACACTAGTTACCATAAATTTTTTATCATTAAAATCTGCTGCCACAAAATTAGAATTAGTAATTGATGAAAAATTATCTAATAAAATTATATCATTTTCATTTATGTTGTGAGATCCACTAAAAGTTATTGTAACAACAGCTGATCCGTTGGTTGTGGTAAATGCACTTGTAAGCGTTGTTGTAGATTTAATAGGGTGTATATCGTAAAATATACCACCAGAGTATGCGTATAAAATTCTGTTTGTTCCAATAATCGCATACTTTCTGCTTTTACTATTTATAAAATGATGAAGTCCTCTACCAGCTCCGGTTAATTTACTATCTCCTAGTTGTCTCCAACCACCTATTTTTTCAGGCGTGCCATATCTAAATCTTACATTATCACAATCTACCCACTGTGATTCTGCTCCAGTTTCTGTAACTTGTTTATTGATTCCAGGTAAAAAACCTATTTTTTGTAGCATACGACTCCATTATAATACTATTTTACAAATGAAGGTAGACCTAGCATTGGTCTTCCATCAAACTTGTTTTTGTCTGCAAATGGGCCATTTACATGATTATAATGTAGAAATACTTGGCCACAAATGTTCCCGTCAAAAGGCTCTCGCCAATGTTCGAGTTCGCAACCACTATATACTAGCATATCTCCTACTTCAAGCAAGACTTTAGTCCCTTTGGGTGCATTGGGCTTGTGTATGTTTTTATACTCGTCTATGACGCTGTTAGCCCCCGTACCATCGATAAATATAGGCCATGGATCTCCACCTAGGTTTATCGTAGTAGATATCTCACAAGAAGGTCTGTCTTTATGTCTTTTTAATTCATCACCTTTTTTATAAGCTCTTGCATAAGAATAAGTTGGTATTAATTGTAATCCTGTTTCTTCTTGCATTCTAGGTAATACTTTCATTAACAAGGTTTCCATAACCATATCTGCATAATGTGAATAAGTATTAGGTATTTGTTGATCTGTCCAAGTACCCAACATTCCTGTATCAGCTACAATATTATTACTATACATAAATTCAACTGCATCACGTTTTAGTAAAAAATAGTTAAATATAAAATTAGCTAAATCATAACTAATTGCACCTTTGATTATTTGATATTTATTGAAAGCCATGTTGTATAAAATTAAAACTTACTGATATTCTTATATCATTTGATTGATTGGGTTCAACATTATGCCAAAGATAAAAAGGAAATATTATAATTCTACCCTCTTTAGGTTCTAAATGAACTTCTCTCCATAAATGTTTTGGTGGTTGATCTTTTTTTCTTGCTGGCATATTTAACTGCACACCTGGTCTAGGATCATTACAAACTAAATTACCAGATTCTTTTGGAGCCTTTATGTAATACACACCACTAAATAAACTATTGGGATGTATGTGTGGAGCGTTAGATCCACCTGGTGGATTTATATTAGCCCACATATTACCTAACACAGGTTCTCTATCTAACCACTCTTCTTTCCATATATCATTCATCATTACAAACAATTCATTTACTAAAGGTTGATACACAGGTATCTTATGCATTTCTGTTGTCGAGTGCCAACCATTACGATTTGTTTTTTTAACACCAGGATCTCGTTTAGACCACTCAACTATTTCATTAGCAAATAATTGATTATCTAATTTTATATCTTTGCCATATATAGTTGTTGGAAAAAATTGTTCTTTAATCATCTAAAAGGTTTACCTCCAAACCAAACTACGAGAGATCTTCTTACACCTCTTGTTACTGGTTGTACTCTATGATTTATAAAAGATGCAAAACAAATTGCATGTCCTTGTTTGAGTTCTCCAAATTTACCTGGAGACATTAATTCTAAGTGTCCACCTTCAAACTCTGATGGGTCACTTAATAATAGTGTCATTGATATTTTTCTTACAGGTGGTTCGTGTTGCATGTGTACATCACAATCCATATGCCAATCATAAAAACCGCCTTCTGGATATTCTGTAAATTGAGCTTGTTCTGTAACTTGTATGTCTCCAAAACCAAAATGGTTTTCGTTAGCTGATTGTATAAATTTATTAAGGTCTTGATACATGTGACCCATTTCTTTAAATGGTATCCAAGATATTGTTGTGACTCTTTTATTTGTATCTGTGCCACCACCTGGTTTATTCATACCAACCTGTGCCTGTCGTGGTGTTTGTCTATGTCCACATTCTACAATTTGTCTACATTGATCTGGTGTAAATAATGGTGTTGTTGTTTGTATTATCCAACTCTTCCATTTAGGTTCTGTTATAATTTTATTTTCGTACATTAACTTACTCCTCTATTTCTAATTGGATCATAATCAACATTCATATTTGCTGCGAGAGTTCTTCTATATCCTGGTCCGTTAAAAGGATACACACAATGTCTCATATCATATGGAAATATAAAAAAATCTCTTTCCGCTATACTAGGTTGATAATCAGTTTTTGCAAACTGACCATTAGCTGCACCTAGCATTTGTAGTCTACCATTTTGTGGTGCATCTGGTGATGAATATTCTACACCAAAACTTTGTGGTAATTTTAAAATCATAACACTAGATAAGCCAGTAAATAATGATCCTTGATGAACATGCACTGGATTATACTCATGTTCAAACATTTGATTAACCCAAATAGAATCTAAACCCATTTTAAATTCTTTTATTTCATTCCATTCTAAATAATGTTTAAATTTTTGAACAAACCACATAAGAATATTTTTTGGTAAATGATTATGTTTAATCATTTTATCACTATTTTCACCATCATAAAATAAGCTGTGTTCTTTTTCTATTTTACCAACAAGTTGTTTGTTGGCGGGTTTTAGTTCAGAATATTTATTTTCATATATTGAATTAATTACATGAAATATTTCTAAAGGCACTTTATACCTTAAAATAGATTGTCCTAAAAATACAAAATCAAACTTTTGGTTTTGCGCCGAGATCATCTGTTAATTGTTCTTTCTTATTGTAAATCATTTCTCCTGATTTTTTAACTCTTTCTATACTTTTTAATTGACCTAATACATTAAACACTTCAGGTTGACTAGACCCTGATGTTAGTGTCTCTGCTTTGTTTTTCATTATTAAATGATAAGAATCTAATTGGTGTCTATTAACATCTTTTGTATCAAACGATCCATCATCAAATTCTTTTTTTAATGTAGACCAGAGTTTAATTTCTCTCATACGATCTTTAGCAACTAATTGCATATTAGCTAAACCGTATCTAGCTTCATCTAAATCTATTTGATATTTAGTTAATTTATAGTCGTCTTTTTCAGTTTCTATTTTTTTCTCTAACCATTTAATTTTTGCTTCTTGTCTTCTACACTCAAATGATAAACTCATTAAGTTTTCTAAAAATACATTTTGTTCTCTAACACACTGCCAATACTTCGCAGCTTTTGTTGGATATTTCATATCTTGAAGAACAGACATTCTCATTTCTGTTTCTGTTCTAAATACTTGTTTCTTGGTCCATGTGTCTCGAAGCTCGG